CGTAGAGACGAATTTCGAGATGGCGTTATTCGTATCCCTCTCGAGTCTAGGAACCCATAGGAGATTATTATGGCAATTACACAAGCTGTATGCAACAGTTTCAAAGTGGAGATCCTGAAAGGCCTACACGATTTTACGGCTACGACGGGGAATGCTTTTAAACTAGCGCTATATGACAACGAAGCTACATTAAGTAAATCAACAACTGCTTTTACACAAACTGATGAAGTAGCAAACTCAGGAACTTATTCTGAAGGCGGTGGAACATTAACGTCCGTAACACCAACTTTATCAAGTGATACTGCTGTATGTGATTTTAATGACATATCATTTACAAGTGCAACTATATCTGCGCAAGCTGCTGTTATTTACAACAGTTCAACTGTATCTGGTTTGACTACAAACGCATCAGTATGCGTTCTTGATTTTGGCGCTGTTAAATCTTCAACTGCTGGTACGTTCACAATTACGTTTCCTGCTGCTGAAGCAACTGCTGCAATTTTAAGAATAGCATAGGAGATAAAACATGGCCTCTATCCAAGGATGGGGCCGAGAAACTTGGAACAGTGGTGCCTGGTCGGAACAAGCACCTGTATCTGTTACAGGTAATGGCCTCACGTCATCTCTAGGTACTGAGACAGTTACCACTGACCAAAACATTTCAGTAACAGGTATTGGACTTACCTCTACGGCAGGAACTGCTGTAGGCACAGGTATAGCTGAAGTAAGCCCTACTGGAATAGCACTCACTGCATCTTTAGGTGAAGAATCACTTTCAACAGATCAAAACATTTCAGTAACAGGATTAGGCACAACTTTATCTGTAGGTAATGAATCTACATCAGTTACAAAAACTACAGGTTGGAACCGTGATACTGACATTAATACTGGTGGATCTATTGGTTGGAGTGAACAACAATGGGGCGCTGTAGGTGGCTCATTTGCTCTTACAGGTCAAGCTTTAACAGCATCTTTAGGTGACGAGTCAGCTGCAACAGATCAAAACATATCAGTAACTGGATTAGGCACCACATCTTCCATAGGCACTTTCTCTATATCAGGTGATGGACAAACTACTATTGTGGCTGGTGCTGAAACAGCTATGCAATCGTCTGTTGGACAAGCAGAGGCAGATCCTGAATTTGTTGTGTTCCCAACTGGTAATGCTTTAACATCAGCTGTTGGAACAGTCGGAACATCCGTATTTGTTACAGGTGTAGGCTTAACTTCTAGCCTTGGTGAAGAAACTCAAGAAACGAGTTATGAAGCTCCAAGCGTATCCGCTACCTCCAATGTTGGATCTGTAAATATTCGTACAGATGTAAGCTTTACAATAACAGGAGTTTCTGGTACAAGTGCAATTGGTACTTTACAAGGGACCTTCTGGTCACAAGTAGATGACTCAAACAGCGATATAAGTTGGACAGAAGTTCACAAAGCTGCATAAAAGTTTTGACAAACTTTAAATTAATCATTAAATTTTAAATTAGGAGATTAAATGGCATCAACATTTTCGACAGGTCTGAGAATAGAGCTACAAACTACTGGAGAAAATTCAGGAACTTGGGGTACTATTACAAACAATAACTTCTCTCAAGTATTTGAATTTGCTATTGCTGGTGTTTATGCAAAAACTCTCTCTGGTACAGGGCCAACTACTTTAACAAACGCAGATGGTCCACAATCTCAAGCTAACAATGAAGCTAGACAAAACCAAATAATTTTTTCTGGAACTATTTCTACAACTCACATAGTTCAGTTTCCAACTACACAAAAAACTTATGGACTTTACAATAACATTTCTGGTGGCGCTGACGTCACTGCAAGATTAGGTGCTACAGGCAACACAGTTACAATTACAAATGGTAAATACAGATTAGTTTCTACTGATGGAACTAACTGGTATGATATTTTTTCTCTTGCTGGTTTAGGTGAGGCATGGATAGAAAAAAGTGGAAACTACACAGCTTCAGATGGTGATAATATATTTGTTGATACGTCTGGAACTGCTGTAACAATCACTTTACCTTCCTCTCCTTCTATTGGAAACCAAGTTAAAATAATTGACTCACATGGTACATCAGGTACTAACAATATTACTGTTGCAAGAAATGGTTCTAAAATTCAAGGAGCAACATCAGATTTAACAATTTCAACTAACCGTGCTGGTATATCGTTGGTGTTTTATGACAGTGACAACGGTTGGTTATTAAAGTATAACGATTAATTATGGCTAACTTACAAGATATAGTAAACAGAAGTGAAGTAGGCGCTATAAAGCCTTGGACAAAATCAACAGCACCAGATGGTTATTTGTTATGTGACGGATCTGCTGTTTCAAGAACTACATATGCTGATTTGTTTGCTGTAACAGGAACTACTTACGGTGTAGGTGATAACTCAACTACTTTTAATGTTCCTAATCTACAAGGTAAAATGCCTCAAGGTTTTGATGGTAATACTTACAACTTAGCAGGAACAGGCGGAGCAAACACTGTTACTGTTTCTTTAACTAATAACCAAGCAGTTAGTGTCACTGGTAACATTGACAACACCTCTTTAACAACCGCTCAATTAGCTAGTCACAGTCACACAACAAATGCTAACGCATTTAGCCCTGAAAATACTAATACTGGTCTACGAAATTTTAATGCCGTGCCATATGCTCCAAACGGACGTCAAAATAACCCATCAGGCACTGTAGCGAACGCTGGATCAGGCACTGGACACAATCACTCTCATACTTTATCAGGAACTCTAACTGGAACTATAACAGGATCTGGAACAAATTCATTCTCACCTTTCGTGGTGGTAAACTATATTATTAAACATTAGGAGATATTAATGGCAACACAAATTGTAATAGCTAATAAAGAAAGCATTCTAATAGACGACTCTTATCCTATAGTGTGGGCTGATAAAGGTAAAAATATGCCAGCCATCCCAGATACAATACATTTTGTAATATGGAATAATCAACCTGGTCAAAATGAAATTCAAAATATTGATCCGTCAACAAATATGATGACTGGAAATACTTCTTTAAATTCAACAAGTGATGCTGTAGCTTCAACAACAGTAGCTGCTTTATTAACTTGGGCGGAAGAAAGAAAAAATCAAATAGAAACAGCAAAAGCAACACATGACTCAGAATATGATGCCTCTATTGCTGCTTGGTGTAACGCTGCTGAGGAAAACACGCACGCTAATCATGTTTGGAATAAAACTTGGATAGACTACGACTCTAACTATTCGTAAAAAATACCTCTTATTTGTAAAGCTCTTCTTTTTTTAGGACCTGTAACAGGGCAAACTTTATGTGCTACTCCGTTTTTAATAGCTAAAAGACTGTTTGAATAAGGATAACTTACTAAAGGTAGACCTCTTCCTGTATTAATTAAAGTCTCTCCACCCCAATTCTCATCCCAATCATCATTAATATAAAAAGAATAATTTAAAGTATATGATCCATCATCATGCCAGTTGATACCTGAAAATTTATCATACTCATAATAATTTATGCTGATTTTTGAATTTGTTTGATAAGGTATAAATGGACAATCTATTAAAATTTGTGAAAACTCTTTAAAAATATTTTCATCAGTTTGAATTTCTCCTTTTTCTATAACAGATACAACGTTAGAAATTTTGACTTCTTCCATAGTTGTATTTTGTTTATCATCTTTGAAAAGGCATTCATCCCAATGAGAATATGAAGCATTCTTCTTATCTAATTTGTAGTCATAATTTTTTATTTTTTTAAATAATTCATCTGGTAAAAATTCATTAATTATAAGCGCACAATCATCAATGTTAGCTTTAATATACATTTAATGTATCCACGTAATTATTGCGTGCCTGTCGCCATTACTTACTGGAGTGATTGCATGAGGAAAACAAAAATTACTTGGAAAAGCTACGACGCTACCTCTTTGTTTTTTAACAATGTGTTGACCTTCAAAAAAGGCAAAATCACCACCATCATAATCATCATTTAAAATTAAAGACATACTTAAAACTCTTTGGTGTAAATCATAGTTATCAACATGTTCTTTGTATTCACCTTTTTCTGCACCCATATATAGTAAGTGTCCATAACCCGTGTCTTCTGTTGTTAATCCTGTAATAAAATTAGGGTGCGCCTCTTGATAGTTTTGTATTGATTGACCAACAACTTTAAATATTTCGTTTTGAAATTCAACATCCAATGGAGATTCATAACAATTTCTACTAGAATTTCTTTCGCCTCCACCACTTAAAGCAGGCACAAAAGTTTGATTATAACTTTTTG